ATGTTCCGTGAGGATATGATTTCTGATGGTATAGAAAACTGTGTTCAGTATATTCATAACTTTGATCCAGAGAAATCTAGAAATCCATTTGCATACTTTACCCAAATTATTCATTATGCTTTCTTGAGACGTATTCAAAAAGAGAAAAAGCAATTAGATATTAAAACAAAGATTATTGAAAAGACTGGTTATGATGAAGTCATGGTTATAGATGATACAGCATTGGCGGGTTCTGCTAGTGATTATAATAGCATAAAGGACAGTATTCAATATAGAAATAGATGAAGGTTGCTATCATAACTGATACTCATTACGGTGCTCGTAAGGGTTCAAAGCATCTTCATGACTACTTTGAACTATTCTATAAGAATATCTTCTTTCCTTCCTTGGAGGAGCATAAGATAGATACTATCATCCATATGGGAGATATCTTCGATAGTCGTAAGGCAATTGATTTACAAAGTCTTGAGTGGGCTAAGAGAGTTGTATTAGAACCTCTTAGGAAGTATAAGGTTCATCTTGCTATTGGTAATCATGATTGTTATTATAAGAATACTAATAATGTAAATTCTCCCGAATTGTTATTAAGAAGTTATCCTAATATAAAAGTTTATACGAAATCAAAAGAACTTACAATAGATAAACGTAAGATTCTATTTTTGCCTTGGATTAATTCTGAAAATTTTGATGAGACAAAAAAGTTAATTCAAAAGACCAAAGCAAAGATTGCTATGGGCCATCTTGAACTTAATGGTTTTAGAGCTACTCGTGGGCACATGATGGAAAATGGTATGGACGTTAATATTTTTGATAAGTTTGAAAAGGTATTTTCTGGTCATTTTCATACAAGATCTAATGATGGAAAGATATTTTATTTGGGAAATCCATATGAGATGTTCTGGAATGATGTGAATGATCCTAGAGGATTTACTATTTTTGATACGGAAACCCTTACCCATACTCCAATTAATAATCCTTATAAATTATTCTATAACATATACTATGAAGATACTAATTATAAGTTGTTTAACGCAACAGAATATGAAAATAAGATTGTAAAGGTGATTGTTCGTCAAAAATCTAATGTAAAAGATTTTGAGAAATTTATTGATAAGTTATATCAGGTTGGTGTTCAAGATTTAAAAATTGTTGAAAACTTTGATATTCAAGAAAATGCAGACTTTGATATTGATGAGGATGAGAATACTCTTTCTATTTTAAGTCGTTACATAGATGAATCTGAATTTGAATACGATAAGAATATTGTTAAAGACATCTTCCAGAATCTTTATAGGCAAGCTTGCGAGGTAGAGTGATGTGGCTACTCACACTTAAAGACAAAAAAGATGAAGGTGCTTATGCTGTTGCCGATGAGTATGGTGATAAGGTATTATTTTTATTTGAGGAAGAGGATGATGCTGAAAGATATGCTATGATGATAAATGATCAAGAAACTAATAAGAGGATGGATATTGTTGAAGTTGAAGATGAGGTTGCATTAAAGACGTGTAAGATGTATAATTACAAATATGCAGTGATTACATCGGATGATATTGTGATTCCACCTAAGAATGATAACGTTTAAGAACTTAAAGTATCGAAATTTTCTAAGTTCTGGACAACACTGGACGGAGATAAATTTCCAAGAATATAATACTAATTTGGTTATTGGGACAAATGGGTCAGGCAAATCAACTATGTTGGATGCTTTGACTTTTGCTTTATTCAATAAGCCATTTCGTAAGATTAATAAATCTCAATTAATTAATACTACTAATGAAAAGGACACTCTTGTAGAAGTAGAATTTACTGTTAACACTAGAGATTATTTGGTTCGTCGTGGTATCAAACCAAATATATTTGATATTGAAGTTAATGGGGAAGCACTTCATAGACAGGCTGATGATAGAAATAATCAAAAAGTATTAGAAGAGAATATTCTTAAGGTAAATTATAAGTCATTCACACAAATCGTTATATTGGGAAGTAGTACATTTGTTCCCTTTATGCAATTAAAGGGTAGTAATCGTAGAGAGGTTATTGAAGACTTACTTGATATTCGTATATTTTCTACCATGAATAATCTCATGAGAGAGAAAATGCGTACTCAGAGGGATAATTTAAAATCTCTTTCATTACGTAAAGATAATATTCAAGATAAAATGGTCATGCAGAAGAACTTTATGGCTGAACTTGATAATCAACGTAAGACAGGAATTCGATCAAGTAATGAAAAAATTAAAACTTTATCCATAGAAGTTGATACTCATTTAGAACATAATGAACTTAAGACGGCTAATGTATCTGAACTCATAAAAGAACAAGAAACTCTTACTGGTTCAGGTAAAAAGTTAAAGAAACTAAACACTCTTAAGGGCAAAATGTCCAATAAAGTATCTACTATTACTAAAGAGCATAAGTTTTTCACAGATAATACGGTATGTCCTACCTGCACTCAGGATATAGAAGAAGAGTTTAGGTTAAATAGAATTGCTGATGTTCAAGATAAGGCAAAGGAGTTGCAATCTGGTTATAAAGAACTGGAGGAAGCAATTCAAAAAGAAGAGGGAAGAGAACGTCAGTTCACTCAATTATCACAGGAGATTTCTACACTCAATAATGGCATTTCTCAAAACAATACTAAGATATCTGGATGTCAACGACAAATCAGAGATCTTGAATCAGAAATTCAAACAATTACCGATCAGTTACAGAATAGAAATACTGAACATGAGAAGCTAGCAGAGTTTAAAAAAAATCTCAAAGATACTGTAGATGATCTTTCTGAACAGAGAGATCAATTGAATCATTATGATTTTGCATTCTCCTTACTAAGAGATGATGGAGTAAAGACAAAAATAATTAAAAAGTATCTTCCAGTAATCAATCAACAGGTAAATCGTTACCTTCAGTTGATGGATTTTTATATCAATTTTCATCTGGATGAAGAGTTTAATGAAACGGTAAAGTCACCGATTCATGAGGATTTTTCATATGCTTCATTCAGTGAAGGTGAAAAAATGAGAATCGATTTAGCACTACTCTTTACATGGAGAGAAGTTGCTAGAATGAAAAATTCAGTAAATACTAATCTATTAATTATGGATGAAGTATTTGATTCATCTCTTGATGGATTTGGAACGGAAGAATTTTTAAAAATTATTCGTTTCGTAATCAAAGATGCAAACATCTTTGTTATATCACATAAATCAGATTTACATGATAAGTTTGAAAATGTGATCAAATTTGATAAAATAAAAGGATTTAGTAGGATAGTATCATGAGGGTAATGATTGTTGGCCATGGTTATGTTGGATCTGCCGTGGCATCTATATTCAGGGATGATGAGAAAGTAATCATTGATCCTAAATTTAATGATAATAAGATTTCTGATTATGCAGGAAATCGATTCATGGCTGTATTTGTTTGTGTAGATACTCCTAAGGGTGATAATACAACAGTTCTTAATCAGGTTTTACATGAATTAGATATTCATATTGGAGATGGTACTCCAGTGTGTTGTAAGTCTACTTCTACACCTGAGTATTATGGATGGGCAGAAGGTCAGTATAGTAATATAAAAGTTCTTCATAGTCCAGAATATTTGAGCTCAAATAATAATATTGAGAAGTTTCAGAAACAAACATTCTGTATTGTTGGTGGAGATAAGATTGCTGGCCGTATTGTTACTTCTCTTTTTCAGAGTAGGTTGAAATATCTTGAAATTGAGAATTGTCATGTTACTGATATTAAAACAGCAGCATTGGTTAAGTATTCAGAGAACTTCTATTTGGGTATGAAGGTTACTCTCTTTAATGAATTGTATGAGATTCATAAAAAGATTGGATGTGAGTCTACCTTTGATGAGTTTCGTGCATTATCGGGTGCCGATCCACGAATTGGCACATCACATACCCAAGTTCCTGGTTGGGATGGTAGCTTTGGTTGGGGTGGACATTGCCTAGATAAAGATAACTACGAGTTAATGAAATTCTCGGAAAGTCCACTGGTTGAATTTATTTGGAACCTCAACAACACTCACAGGAAAAAGAAAAATGAAGGTACCTAATTGGCAGCATCACTCCAAGAAGGAGAAAAAACGAACACTTAAACCACAGGCCTTGCGTAGTGCTAGGGTCAGACGTGGCCAATTGATAAACCGTCTACTGAACCCGTCCAAGAGGCGGGTTTCGTCTTATAATGTGTACATAATCAAAAACACAGATGACAGTCAATCACGAAATAAAATCTCAACTTGCTAAACTACTTGCTACAGAAGACTTAATTGTTGAGAATAAAAAAGTGGAAACTGCACAGTTTAATGTTCAGACTCGTGTACTAACTCTTCCACAGTGGGAAAGAGCAAGTAATAATGTTTATGATTCATTGGTAGCACATGAAGTAGGTCATGCATTATATACTCCTAATGAATGGGACTGGTTGGGTAAGATACCTCAGAATTATGTAAATGTTTGTGAGGATGTAAGAATTGAGAAGTTAATGAAGAAAAGGTATGCAGGACTTGCTAAAACTTTTTATACAGGATATAATGAACTCAATGATAATAATTTTTTTAATTTAGAAGATGAAGATATTGATACTCTTAGTCTTGCTGATAGGATTAATTTATACTATAAGGTTGGTGCGTGGAATGATATATCTTTTTCAGTTCCTGAAAAGGAGATTGTCTCTCTAATTGGTAACACAGAGACTTTTGAGGATGTATTAAAAGTAGCAAAAGTTCTTTATGAATACTGTAAAGAAGAGTTAGAAAATCTTCAAAAATTAGAAGAAGATATTAATAAGTTTGATGTTGAACTTGAAGATGAAGGGGGTACTGAGAGTCCTCAACCTTCAAGCTCAGATGATAAAAGATCTATAGAAGATGATCTTGAGGAATCTATTGAGCCAAATCCAGATGAATCATATGGTGGAACTGCTAAACAAGAAAATGTAGGTGGAAAGGAATTTAACCCAGAGCCACAAGTAAAAACTGTTGAATCTTTAGAGAAAGCACTTCAAGATCTTAATAGTCTTGAGTCCAGTGAGACGCAGTATTTTGAATTGCCGAAATTAAATTTAGATGATATTATTGTTCCTAATAACATCATTGATAAAATTATAAAAGATGAGTTTGCTGAACAGGTAGAGGAATGGGAAAAAAATAAGTATGCTGATATAGACGATATATTCCAGAGTGTAGATAAGGATTATGATAAATTCAAGAAGTCTGCACAAAAAGAAGTTAATTATCTTGTAAAAGAGTTTGAGTGTAAAAAATCTGCTTCTGCATATGCTAGAGCATCCGTATCACGTACTGGTGTTCTTAGTACAAATAAATTACATACCTATAAGTTTAATGAGGATTTGTTTAAGAAGGTAACTACTATTCCTGATGGTAAAAATCATGGATTAGTATTTGTTCTTGATTGGTCAGGTTCAATGAGCCCATTTATGATGGATACACTTAAGCAATTATATAATCTAATATGGTTTTGTAATAAAGTTAAGATTCCTTTTGAGGTTTATGCTTTTACAAATAGTTTTCCTAAGACAATGTTGAGGGATCAAGTAGAATATGAAAGAAAGGAAGGTATAGCCACTGTTGAAGAAACATTTTCTATGATGAATATATTAACCAGTAAAGTAAGATCAAAGAAACTTGATGAACAGTTAAGAAATATTTTTCGTATAGCAGCATCTTTTGATAATAATACATGGACATTGTATAGACCTCCTACTGGAATGAGTCTTTCAGGAACTCCATTAAATGAAACTATTATATCACTTCATCAAATTCTTCCAAAATTTAAAAATGATAATAAATTAGAAAAGGTTCAATGTGTAATTTTAACTGATGGTGAAGGTCATCCTTTAAGATTTAATAAAGGATTTTTAAGACATTGGGATACTGAAACCTTTATGGGAACAGCTCCTGTAAGTCATAATACTATTTTACGTAATCGTAAAACTGGTAGAACATATGATTGTAGTAGAGCAGAATCTTGGACTGGAGTAACTGACCTTTTACTTGAGGATTTAAGAGATACTTTTCCTTCTATAAATTTGATTGGTATTCGTGTTATGGATAGTAGAGATGCAGGTTATTTTGTTAGAAAATATCTTGGATATGACTGTGATGTATATGAAAAAGTAATGAAGAGATGGAAGAAGGAAAAATCGTTTGGTTTGAAAACTGATGGTTATCACAAATATTTTGGTATTTCATCAGCAGCACTATCAAATGATTCTGAGTTTGAGGTTCAGGAAGATGCTACAAAAGCACAAATTAAAAAAGCATTTGCTAAATCTCTTAAAACTAAAAAGATGAATAAAAAAATCTTAGGTGAGTTTATTGAACTGGTTGCTTAATGGCCAGTTTAATAAGTGACCATTAACCCTTACAATTACCACTTATTATTGATATAATAAGTACATACAAATGAAAACATTATGCCTTTTGAAATTAAGATGACTGAAGATCAAGTAGTAGATGGATTAAAAGGTGCTTACGGCACAGAACTCACTGCTGCAGACATTCGTGCCTTTTGTGCAATGAATGATATTGGTTATCAAACAGTTACTAAAAAAATACAGAAATATAAAGTATCAAAAGGTAAGTGGAATCTAACTATTGCTGAGAAACTTGAAGAAACATTCAAAGCACCTTCAGTTGAACCAGTTATAGAACAGAATTTAATACCAGAAAAAGATGAAACATTTGTTAAATTTGGCCCATTTGCCGACCTTAAAAAAATTATACAAAGCAGGATTTTTTATCCTACTTTTATCACTGGACTCTCTGGAAATGGTAAAACATTTTCAGTAGAGCAATCATGTGCTCAACTGGGACGTGAACTTATTCGTGTAAACATTACTATTGAAACAGATGAAGATGATCTTATTGGCGGTTTCCGCCTTGTTGATGGTGCCACA